TTATAGTCACTGTAAATTTGTCATTTTCTGATTGAATAGAAAATTCATAATCTCCATCTTCTAAATTAACAGTTCCTAATAAACCTGTTCCAGTAATTGTTCCTGTAAATGTAGTTGATGAACTACTTCTTCCAACAGGTTGAACTAATGTCGTAAAGTAAGCTGTATCATTGTAAGAAATTGACCAACTTCTAATTTGTAATCTTCCTTCTTTAACTGAAATTTTTGCTCCTGCTGTATCTTGGTCTTGCATAAATTGTTGTGAGAAAGTAAATGTAAAATTATAAGTTTCTCCAATAAATAAATTTGAAGTAGTAACGTCTCCTGTTACAACAATAGTAGTTCCATTAGTTGTTTGGCTTACAATACTAATTTCTCTACCTGCAACACCTGAAGCTCCATTTCTTACTACCACAGACATTGTATTTTTAATTGCGTATGGAATTGTGATAGTAGTTTGGTCTGTACCTGCATTATAACTTCTTGAAACACCTGTAGAATTTTCCTGAATTTTTCTATCTAAATGAGTAAGATATGAAGCTCCTGTGTCTGTTAAATTTGGAGATATATCTAGTGTTTCTATAAATACGTCTGTTCCTCTTTGAATTACTAAATATAAAGTGTTTTCAATAAAATCTGCATTTAAAATAGTAGTATTAGAAGCAGTACCTACAACCCATTTATGCCAAGCACTTTGTAATCTTTTATTACCTGATACATAATATTGATAAACATACATTGCATTTACTTCATCAGAAGTTATTGCAACAACTATATTTTCGTTAGTAGCAGTTGTTATCTTAAATACATTTTTAGGAATAAATTTTGGAACATTTGCAGTTATATCTTCTGCTTGTTTAACATCTGTATCTGAAGATATAAAATATTCTCTAAAACCTACATAATTACCTTTAGGAAATCCAAAGATAACATTTGAACCAGCATTGATGGGTTTTATATTTCTATCATTCTCAAATTCTGTAGTAACATTTATTGCAACATTAGCAGGAGTTAATACGTTTGCTCCTGTTAAAATAAATTGTGTCTGGTCTGATAATAATAATAATTCTTCATCAAACGAAATTGCGTGTCTTAAAATAGAAACTTTAGAATGAGTTGATGCAACATCTATTGGGTCTGTATCTAAAACTTGTGTAACTGTTTCTGGGAAGAATTGAAAAAATTCTCCACTTCTAGACATAATAATATTTTCATCAGATAAAAAACCTAATCTATTTCTATGAAAAAATATTTCATTAATTTTTCTTCCAATAAAACTTGGGTCAGGAGCAGAAGTTAAATCTCCTGCAACTCTATTACCCCAAGCAGGTACATCATAAGTAGTTGCTGAAATAGTATATTGACTATCATCACATTGAGTAAATCTAAAATTACCATCAGCAGTTCTTATAAGAACGTGTGGCATTTTAGTTTCATCTATCTCAATTACAGTATTTGGAGCAACTGTTTCTTCCCAAACACCATCACCACCAGAACTTTCAATAAATTTAACATAATAATTATCAAATTTATTTGTGGCATCGCCTGTAACTTCTACAACCATATTATTAATTGCAGGAAGTGGTAAATCGTTAAAATCTGTTACTGTATCTTTAATAACTTGAGATGCTTCATCTCCATAACTATCAGAAGCAGATACATTTAATGTTCCGCTTGATTTAATAATTGAAAAAGAAGAATTACCAATATTTGCAAAAGTAAATCCTGCTGGACTTCCTATTGCAGTTCTTAAATTATCTCTAACTTGCTCTGTTGTTACTGAACCAGTTGTTGCAAGTGTGGTGTTATAAGTTGTTCCATCTATTGTGATAGAATATTTAATTCCATTAATTGCTTGAGTACAGGTATAAACAGCTTGTTGTATTTTAGCAGGACTTGTCGTTGCAGACATTGTCGCTGTAATAGTCTTATTTAAAACAAACGTATAATCAGCAATAGAAGTGCAAGATATTTCAGTTCTTGGATTTGTTGATGTTAAATAAGCAGAAGCTCCAGTTTGCATTACAACCGATTTTTCAGTACCAGAGGTATCAAAAACTCTTATAGAACCATTAGTAATAACAACGATATATCGTTCAGTTAAATCTCTATTAATTGTGTGAACATACGCATTAGTTAATGCTGTAGTTGAAATCTTTTTAATATGATTTGTTGGCGGTCTTTTTTTTAAACCTTCAACAACACTAGAAAATCCATTTACTTGAGTAGTGAATTGAGAAGCTAATCTTAATACTTCAGGTTGCTGTGATACACCTTGCACCAAGTTAGGAATAGTTTTGCTAACTAGTGCCATTTTAATAAATTACGTTAGTTCTACTTACTGTGTATGCACCTAATTGATTATCAAAAATTGTATAATCACCAGTTGATGCTTCAGCTTGTTTAAGAACAATTAAACTTCTTGCTTCATCTTCTTGTGAATATTTATGAAGTGTAGTTGCACCTAAAGTTCTATCGTGAAATACTCTAGCACTTCTTATAGTTATATATCGTTTTGCCTGTTCAGGAATATCAGCAAAATCTAAAAGATAAACTATTGTAACATTTTCAAAATCTGTATCAAAAATATTTGTATTTTTTGCAAGATTATAAACAAAATTATTTCTTTGAACTATATCGTAAGATGATTTTGAATATTTATTTGGGTCTAATTCAACTCTTAAAACATTAGAAGCTAAAGGAATTTCATTACCAGCATTTCTAGATAATGTAGCTTTATAATGAGTATTAAAATGCCAACCTTGTGACTGAACTTCTCTGTTAATTTCGTTTAAAACATTTCTTGCCATTGTTCCATCAACAGGCAAACTTCCAGTTAATGTATTTAGTGGAGCTTCACCTACTGTAGAAAGAATTGTATTAACAGCTTCTAATTCAGTTGTACGAGTTGTGATTGTCATAGTAAAATTTTGTAGGGGGAGAACTTAATCTCCCCCATTTTTAACTTTATAATTAAATTAAATTATGAAAGTTTAATTGATACTGCACACTCTGGTCTTAATATTCCGTGACCAAGTGCCATTCTTGCAGTCATTAGTGTTCCAAGTCTTCTTGGGTCGTAAGTAGTTTCAAGAACTAAATCTTTTAACTTTACAGTTCCCACAGCTTGTTTGTGGAATACAACAGCTTGAACAGTTGAAAAGTTTCCAATGTAAGTGTTGTTTGTTCCAGCAGTAGAAGCGGCAGATTGGTCAGTGAATGACGCAACTGCTGTATTTGATTTAACAAGAGGTACACCACCAATAGTAGTGATGAAACCTTTTGCTCTGTCACCAGCATTAGAACTAAAATCTCTAGACATAACACTGTCTAAATTTAATAGTTGATAATATTGGTCAGGTTTTACAACGATGAACCTATCAGAAGATGGCACATCATTTTCATCTAGTTTTTGTATAGCATCAAAAATGCTGTCTTTTAATGAACTTGCATTTGTGTTTGCATCTGCATCAGTGATTTCAGCACCAATGTTTCCGCCAGTTACGTTGGCAGTAGCCGCTCTAGAAGCTAATACAACTAGATTTAGTATGTTTTTATCAATGGTTTTTGCAAGAGCTTGACCCATTTCTTTTGAATAGATTGAACGAACATCATAATGATTTTTAAGTTCATCTAATTCAGCTACAAATGCGTTAGCTAAAAGCATATCATCGATATTTATTATTTTCTCATTCTTATTTACTGCTGTACCGAGTATTTCGTTACCAATAGTATGATAAGAAGAAGATATAGTTCCAGTAATTGGGAACTGTGCTGATTTTCCTGAAGTAATACTTCTCACGTTAGTCATATTCAGCATTAAATTTTCACGTTCAAAAGCTGATAAAACCTCACCAGAGAATACTTTAAGGAAAAGCGAATTTACATCACCTGCGGCATTTACTTGACCCAGACGTGATGCTGTTGCGTTTGACATTTTATATGTCTCCTTTTTATTGTTGGTTTGTTTTTATTTAGTTTCAGCTAATGTACTTTCCTATTCAGAGAGTTATCTGACGTATCAGGCAATCCTTTTGAATTTTCATTAGGTCACCTCTCTAATGAGAGATGGTGATTATCTTTTTTTGAATTTATTACTTTTAGTAATTACTTTCTTAAATTTAACAATTCTTTTAGCTCTTTTTTCACTTTCTAAATTCCATAATAATTTTGTTAATGTAGAATTAATTTTTGTTAAAATTTTAAACATTGTCATTTTTTAAAT